AATCTGACCAATCATTTCTCAGATCCTACCCATACTGCAAAAGCACCTGTCAGAGCGCCTGTAACCGTTGCTGTAAGCGCAGTAGCTTGAGTGCTGACCACATCCTGCGGCAAAGACATAAACCATTCTATAACGCGAATATACATAACGGTCATAACAAGCATCATAATCCGTGGCATTATCTTCCATGCCAATATCTTTTCCATAGCTATTGTCATCTCATTCCTTTCAGAAATTCAGTTAAGAAATACAGAACAGCAAAACCACCAATACTTAATGAAGCAATTACACCCCAAGAAATATATTTAATTGTAGCAGCTATTTGCTTCTGTCTTTGCTCAGCTTCCTTCTTTCGCTGAACGCGCATCTTAGCCTCAAAAGCTAAGAAAGAATCCCAAGTGCCAGGCTTGCCATACAATCGACAAATAGATTCTAATTCTTTTCGTTGTTCTTGTATCTGTTGCAGTGCAATAAACTCATCAAAGTCATCAGCAGATTTGCCCATAACTTTAGAAAACAAACCGTCCTTCTTGCGGTTGCCTCTAGCTTTTAGATCTTCTTCTGCACCAACAAGATTCTTAAGAGGCGAAAGAAAATCACTAACCTCTTTGCCATTAGATACAAACTTTTTAATTGTAGAATAAGCTGCATTAGCTGCGGCTAACTCAGCTAACATGACTTAGCTCATCATGTTCATTCGTAAAAGCAAAGCAATAATGAATGCACTCGTTGCAATCATAATAGCTTCAAGCCGCTTTACACGATTAAACAAATCTTTGAATTGGATATCCATCTCAGTCTTCATAGCTATTAACTGTTTCTCAACAGCATCAATTCTATTATGTGCAGAGGCAACAGTTTGCTTAGTCATGCTATGTCATCCACAATTTCTATTTCTATGTATCTACTATTGGGATAAGTCTGCACACCGCCACCAGCAAAGGTAACTTGAATCTCGCCTTCATAACTTCCAACAGTATCTGTGTTAGCTGCAATCCAAGTGTACTGAACATCGCCTGTTGTTGCCCCAGTTACAGCAGCAGCCGCATCTACCTTAGCTGAAGAATCACCTAACTTTCTCATCTTAAACACAACAGTAGAGCCAGTTAAATCTGGAACACTACCATCACTATTAACTAGAGTGGCTGACAAGATGGGTCTTGTATCATTTTGCTTTATGTAAAATGTCATAACCTCAGTCCTTTTTCCTTAACTACAATAGTTTAAGCTACATTTGCAAACACTATATCATCGTGAATAATAACATCATTGAAACTTGTTGTTATTAAAACCTGAGAAGTAGAGCTGTAAATTATTGCTTCAGTAGCAACATCTATATCTGGATTGGCGACAATAGCCTTAATATAAACTAAAGAAGAATCTTGTCCTGTTAAAGCAAAACTGCCAGCGTTTGCAACAATTAACTTGCCATTTCTAAAGACAACGCTTTGACCAGTTAGAGCAAATGAACCATGATCTGCTGTAAAGTTATAATTTCTAGCTTGAACTAAATCAGCATTCTGACCAGTTAAAACAAACGAACCCGCGCCAAAGCTTTCAGTTATAGATCTGTTAAAAGATACGTCTTGGCCGGTAAGAGCAAACGAACCGACATCAGCAACAAGCTTTACGTTAACAGCAATCGAAACATTTTGCCCTGTTAGGGTAAACGAACCAGTGCCAGCCGACAACTTTACAGCTTTGTTTAAACCAACAGTCTGCCCTGATAATGCAAACGCGCCTGTTTCAAATATTTCCCCAATCAGGATACCAGCATCTTGACCTGTAAGAGTAAACGATCCTGTATTGCCAGATATCTTTGCGGCTTTATTTAACTCAACAGTTTGACCAGTAAGAGCAAAACTTCCAGCATCTGCTGTTAAGTTATATGCAACACCAACAGCCCCAGTATCCGCTAGTGGGGCAGACGCTAGTGGGCTGAAACCTAGCATGTATTACTCCTTAAACGGCAGTAGATCCTGACATATCATCCTGAGCCATAACCCAAGCATAACACTTGTCCATAAACGTAGAGCCTGATGCTGCTTCAATATCTGTTAGGTTTGCGTTGTACCGCTTGAAGTCTACCTCACGGGTGTCATCGTCGGGTGTTGCTGTAGCATATGCCGACAAGTCAATCATGACGGAGAACTTTGGGTCAGTTCCACGCTGACGTGACACAGCCGCTGTCACGATGCGGTAGTAAGCGTTGTTAAATGCGATGCCGTACTGACTTGCACCTTGTTCGATGTTGTGTTGAATAGCCATTTGGTATCTCCTTTTAGGCGTAAGTTAGTTCTGATGTGGTAATACTAGTAGTCCACCTGATATTGGTTGATGCTGCACCAGTTGCTTGAACCTTGAGACAGCCATTAGTCGTGTCAGCGGATAACGCCAGACCCCATGACGGGGTGTTACTAATTGCTGTAACCGTTGAAGCAACAAGAGTAGTTGTGCCAGCATTAGCTTCTCTGCGTATCAAACCCTCAATCTTCCATGCTGCACAAGCTGTACCATCACCTGCTTTTTGACGTGCTACGATAGTGCCGTGAAAAGCATAAGCACTGTTGTTGGGTAGAACGATTTGATTAGCAGTACCTGCACCTGGCCCGGCTTGGTGATTTGTAACCATTGCAGTAGCAGTGGCATCAGTTGTATCAGCCATTAATGGATATAAGCCAATCTGAGCATCACCCTGATTGGCATGCTGACTGCCAGAAAACTTAATAGATGACTGGATATTGTTCTGACCAGAGTTCCCAATACAGATTGCATACGTTGCATTAGCTAAAGAGTTACGACCAAGAGAAACAGAAGAGTTTCCACTGGCGAATGTTTGAGCGCCAAGGGCATAAGCTCCCCAATTAGTAGCATTTGCCCCAAAACCAAATGCACCACTGCTAGAACCACTTGCTTTTGCGTAGTTCCCTATGGCAACGGCTCCAGAACCAGTAGCTCCATAGGATGATGAGTTAGTTGCTATAGCGGATGCGAAACTATCAGCCCCTGATGCTCTGGAATTTGCAAGGCCAACAGCATAATTTCCTGCTGAACGAGCATTTTGACCAAGTGCTACTCCACCGCTTGCCCCACTACTTACTTCTGCTGAATAACCTACACCTATCGACGTTGAGCCATAGGCTCTGGAATATGAACCCATACTGATCGATTGTGAACCGCTGGCAATTGCAGCATTTGAGCCGCTTGAGCCAAAGGCAAAACTAAAAGTACCGCTTGCTACTGCCCCTGAGCCGATAGCTACTGCATTTGTACCACTCGCCGTCGGCGTTACAGCACTTGAAGCGTTGTCTCTATAAAGATCAGGATCTCCACCACCGCCTCCACCAATAGCTGTTCCGTCTAAAAGTAAACTCGTGCCATCGGAGCTAAGTGTAATACCGCTGCCTGAGCCTGTGTGATCTAATTCAATCTTACCCATTATGCGTATGTAACCTCGCTTGTATTGACCGTGGCAACCCACCTAATGTTTGTGCTTGCTGCGCCAGTAACCTCAATCTTTAAGCCGCCATTTGTAGTGTCTGCCGACAAAGCAATTGCCCATGCTGATGCACCTGATGTAGCGTAGAGTTTATTCTGAATGCCATTGCCCAACACAGTCGATGCAGCGTTAGCATCACGCAGCAATGCACCCTTGATTTCCCATGAGGCATAGTCTGATCCAGCCGCTGCGCTTTCACGGGCAATGATTGTACCTGAAAAGCTGTAGGCGCTGTTGTTGGGTAGGACGACTTGGTTTGATATGTCAGGGGAGCTACCTGCGTAGCCAGATGCTAACTGCAAAGCTGTGGCGTCAGTAGTAGCTCCTTTCAAAACTGTTGTACCAGTTTGGCAGTCTCCGTTTGAACTAAACTTACGTCCCCCAAGCACCATTTTTGAACCTACGGCAACATATGCATCAATGCCAAAAGCAGCAGAGCCATAGCCATAGCTGGTTATTTTTGTTCTAAAACCCATCGAAACAGCGGCTTGTGCTTTAGCTTCTGCCTCATAACCCATCGCTACTGAAGGGTTGCTAGAGGCTTGTGCGTTTTGTCCAAAAGCAAAAGAATTATTTGCAGATGCATAACCGTTGTTTTGGGTGCAAGCTGCAAAAGCGTAACTTGCTGTTGCAGTTCCAAAACCCATAGCAATTGACGAATAACCTGTTGCTTTACTTCTTTCGCCTAAGGCGACTGAATGATAGCCTTGTGCGCCATAGCTAGCACTATTTGAACTAAGTGCCGCCGCAAAACTTTGTTGTCCAGAAGCTAAACTTTTTGAAAGAGCAACGCTGTCTTGCCCACTAGCTACAGCACTATCCCCAATCGCCACAGCATTTACACCAGTTGCACTTGGTTGTGCAGTAGGGCTACTTTCATTTGCAGCGTATAGGTCAGCACCACCGCCACCAATAGCTGTGCCATCAAGTAAAAGGTTAGTTCCATCACTAGAGAGTGTTACGTCTGCGCCTGATCCTGTGTTGTCTAAATTAACTGATCCCATTAGTAAGTAACCTCCGTAGTGTTGACCGTTGCCACCCACCTAATAGAGTGTAAAGCCTCACCTGTTACTGTGATTGCTACAGCGCCGTTTGTTGTGTCTGCTGACAAAGCTATACTCCAGTTAGCTGCACCTGTGCTTTCACTAATCTTGTTTATGTTGTACGAGCCAAGGGTTGTTGAGGCTGCATTAGCCCCTCTAACTGCACCACCTTTGATTTCCCAGACTGCGAAGTCATCCGTTTGTGATGAGTTTTCACGGGCAATAACTGTGCCTGTAAAACCAAAAACTGAATCATTGGGTAAAACAACCTGATTCGTAGATCCGACTGACTGTGAGCCAGCCGTTGTCTGTAACTTTTCAGGAGTAGCATCAGTTGTGTCACAACGTAAAACAAAAAGACCAGCTTGGCTGTCACCTGTTAAACCGAACCGTTCATTAGAATAAGATAGTTTACCTTGTATGTCGGACTTTGCATATGTGCCAAGCGCTACAGAACTCTGGGCCGTAGCTGTTGACCTGTTACCTAAAACAGTTGCATAGGTTCCGTTAGAAACAGTTTCATAGCCTAGTGAAATAGCTCCAAAAGACCCAGCTATGGGCGTAAAGCCGCCAATAGCCACTGAGTAACTACCACTGCTCTGCGCTCTTCGGCCTATCGCTATTGAATAAGACGCAGTAGCCCCGTAAAAACTTGGGCCTTCTGTCTGAATAGCGAGAGAATTTGTACCAGTAGAACGACTAGCTTGTATTGCAACAGACTGAGTATTACTAGCAAGTGCTTCATAGCCAAGAGCTAATGTCTGTTGTGCTGTGCTGTTGGTTCCTCTGCCCAAACTAATACTGTCAACACCAGTCGAATTAGCATAACGGCCTATTGCTACACCACCTGAATTGGATGCGCCAGTAAAACTACTATTTGACGAAATGCCAATAGCCACACTTTCAGCTCCAGTAGCCCTAGAATTTGGGCCACTAAAACTGTTTGTTCCACTACTTAGCGAACTGTCACCAATAGCAATTGCATTACTTCCAGTAGCTGATGGTTGTGCGGATGGACTACTTTCATTAGCAGCATAAAGCTTAGGAATATCCTCAGCCGTAGCCCCGATAAATACAGTCGCTGAACCGCTAAGATTAATCGCTGCGTCTGAGTTGCTGCTTTCGCTTACCGTGCGTGACAACGTAGTGCCAGAACTTGTATAAGTACCTGTGCCTATCTCCCAGTTATTACCGTCCTCAATAACGTAACGAACTACATCTGCGTTTGCCACACCAGCATCAGCAAAGGTTTGATAGCCATCCTCCGCAGAGCCAAGCGTAATGGGAGAGCCAGTACCCGTTGTACTGGTGGACATCTTTGCCCGATTTTTAAGAACGGCCATAAACTACTCCTTACTAAGTAAGCTGAATAACACCGTTTGATGGGCTAAAGTCGATAGTAAATGTATCACCATCATTGAGAGTTAAACTTGAGCCATAATCATAGTAACCAATTAACGGATCGGCTGGCGATGTTACAGTGTCATTATAGATGTAGATGTAACGGAACGCAGCAACACTACCGCCTGATGCAGTAAGCGTTAAATCAGCAAGAATAAGTTTGTAAACACCACCCGTTTGTCCAGATGAAGTTGTTGTTAAATTTCTAGGATTAGATCCAGAAATATTGCTGTAGCTTATTTGGGTTACATTACCTAGAATACCATTGCCATCAGCAGTTGGATTAGAACTTTCAGATGATGGTGCTGTATTAGACAAAGCAATTATAAGCTGATCGCTTTCTAAATCCATATTCTCAACGGCGTTTGCAACGAAGTCGTTTATTTTAACAAAGGACGCCATATCTATCTCCTATCTGGCTTAGCTTTCGTTACCATAGTTACTAATTAATTTCAAACTTTACTGTCTGTTAGGTAAATACCCAGTCAGATCTTTTGCTGTATCTTTAATTACATCACCAGTAGCCATAGTCTCTATAAGAGGCGTCATGCGGATAAGACCCTTAGCTCCATCTTGCACATCACCAGAAAGCATCTGCCCTATAGAACTTAATACCTCATAACTCCAATCAGCAGGCGCACCGCCTAAAGAAACTAATGCACCAATCTTATCTGGTGGAGCTTGAAACTTTGGCTGAATAGGAAAGTTGTTTTCAAATCCCATTTCACTAGCCATTGCTATGCCTCGATAAGCTGCATCACTATAAATTGCAGCAAGGCCTGAAAAGTCAAAAGATCTCATAATTTTGTCTTCTAAATCCATGTCCTTCCAAGCCCAATTTTGAGTGCGCGTATTTACAATCATATAGCCAAGACCCATAGCAATAGCTATATGAGACAAACGATTGCGGACTGCACCAGAGGCATGGTTAGCAGTAATTTTGCTTAAAGCACCCATTGTATAACTGTAAAAAGTAAACGGTAAAGCAAGCAATCCACTCTCTACTCTACGATATCCTTTAACTCTTGGATCAACAGATGTTTCAAACGGCAACATTCTAGCTAAATGCTCTGGAATATAAGCAACGCCACTCATTACAATGGGCTTATCTGCTGGCGTACCCATAATAACTCTATTCATAACACCAGATGACAACGCATTTCTAAATGCTTTAACAGCGGCTTCATCAGTCCAAGCCTCTGTATTAGGCAAAAACAAACCACCTTGGCTTTTTTCATAAGGTGAATCAGCTATTTGCTTAGCAAGCTTAGGAGTAATATTATACCTAGCTAAAAACTCTTGTTCAAACTTACTAGCTTTACCAGCACCTAACTTAATTGCTGAGTCAATAATAGTATGGCCTCTAACTAAGCCATCAAAAGTTTTAATTGCTACAGTTATAGGCGCTAAACCATTCATAATATAAAAAGCATTGTTTAACTTATCAGGAATAGTTTTACTAAACACATCGTTAGTAAGGCTCTCCATGTATTTTAAATGCGTTATACCGCGTGTGATTTCTAAACCTTCGCCAGCAAGATTAAGCTCTCTCTTAGAAAGTTTTAAAGATATATCATCCATTGAACCAAGCACTGACATACCAATAGCTTTAAGCTCATGATCCATAAAAATCGAAGCAGTATCACCGATAGCAGCTAAGCCAGAGCCGCCAAGAAATGTCCAACTTGTTGCTGTTCTAAGAAAGTCAGCTATCTTTGTATCTATAGCATCAGGACGTTTAAGTGTTGTACCAACAACTTGATCGTAAATAGCAACAAAGTTTTTAATAAACTTATTTATTGTCTGCTCATTAACGCCATCTTTAATTAACCTAGATCTGTAATAATCTATTCGTGCCTCTAATGGCATTAGTTTACCAGTTTCTGGATCACGAAAACGTTTGTGGTATTCTAGTCGAGGGCCAACACGATTGGTGTAAGCAATCATAACTTCCTTAATGTCAGTCACAATGTAGTCTTTAATTAAGTGATTGGGAATATTAAGGCGACGAGATACAAGCGGGCCGCTGCGACCAAATCCAGTAAAGATTGCATCAACAGCATCTTCGTCTGTTTCTCCAAGAATGTTGTCTATAGTCTCGTTTGCTCTACGCTCAACAGATGCAGGGTCAGTTGCTAACTGTTGTCTTTTAAATAGATTGTCATCGCCTTTAACAATAATCTCAGGATTCTCACGATACCAGTTCATCAAAATGTTTTTTAAACCATCTCGGTCTGATTCAATTTTGCGGCGATTAAAGATACGCATAAGATAATTGCTAGGAGATTTAACCGATGGCATTTCATCAATCATATCCATAGCGTTATTAATTCTAGCTCTTGTGTCATCCATAGCCTTAGCTAAGTCTTGCAAAGCATTACGCATATCTGCTGTAAGATCTAATTCTTTATAAAGCAAAGCTAGTTCATCAATTGATTTTGCGTTTTGTATTTTATCAAATGCATCATCAAACTGAGCTATTAAGTTTTGTTTTCCTACAAGATCTTTTTCCAACTCAGCCTTAAATTTAACTTGTTTATTTGTTAAACCTCTAGTTGTAGCAGTTTTCTGTAAGCTCTTTAACGTATTAGTTATTTTTTCTATATCTGTTGAAAGTCTTTCTTGTTGTGGGCGCATCCAACGTTTGTTTTGCTCAATAATACTTTTAGTAACGCTTTGAAGTTCCATTTGCCGACCAACATTTTTTAAATAGTTGTCTTCAAAAAGATCTTTTGGATTAATAAGTCCAACTTCTTCTAGTTCTTTTCCATATTGTTCAAAGAATCCACGCGCAGCTTGCACCGAAGATGCCTCTTGTGGCGTCATTTTTTCATACGGCACTTCATCAACCATTAAGCGGCCAATGTGATTGTACCACTCATCAGGTGCAAAGCTATCCTTGCCTAACTTACGACGAATACGCTCTACATATTCTCCAACAGGAACATTAAAGAACTCAGCAGAACCACGTGGGCTAACCTCACGGTAGTTTTGATTAATAACATCAAGCGCTTTAAACCAATCACCTTGTCGTCTTGCAGATTCAGTAAATGCAGAACTGCCTACACTTTTGCCAAGTTGATTCATAGCAAAAGGCATTCCATTATCGCCACCAAGCTGAAGCATATCCATCTTAGCCCAGTCTGGTAATAACTTATCTTGTATTGTTGCACGAAGAGGCGTTGGTATTGCTCTCATAAACCAAGAATTAGTAAACCATTCACCAGTAAAAGATAAATCTTCGCCTCTTTTTGCTGGCTCGTCAGACACACTATTAAGATATTCTTTGTATCTACGACCAAAGGTTGCTTGCCTAGCTTGCGCGGAAATAGGTCTATTAAGCGCTGCGCCTATACCATATCCGAGTAAACCCCCAACAGCTGTTGCACCCATTGTATAAAGCGCTGCATCTCCTATTTCAGCTATCGGGTCTTTACCCTCGCTAATTTCAGTAAGCGCCTCAATAAGCGTAATGCTGCCATCTACAACCGCTGCATCCAGAGCGCCGATTTTAGCAAGGTTTTGAGCGGTAAGATTTTCACCTCGCATTAATTGTTTTGCGCGCGCAATTTGCCTAACGCTGCCTTGAAAACCTAAAGCATTAAGGCCCTTGCCAAGATGCAAAGAAGCAGCAACACCGCCGTAAGGAATAGCAATAGACGCATGAAAACTAGGATCAGTAAGAAATAAATTAAGACCAGTAGAGCGATTTAATATGCTTTGATTATCATTACGATTCTTAATAAACTCTAATGCAGATAAAAAGTTATCTTGAGAACCAATCCCAAACAAACGAAGATAACGGGCATCTTCTTCATTAAACCCTTGTTTTTTTATTACTGTTTCAACACGATCAATTGACTCTGGATCGTAAGTAGAAATCCTAGAGTAGAAATTTAACTGATTTTTTATTGGATTAAATATTCTTCCATACTGAGCATTACCTGTTTGCCCAAGTGTAGGCACTGTAGATTGCACTGGTTGCCTACCAACATTAAATGGCCTTGTCTCTGGAACAACTATTCTCATTGAATTGGCTCTGTCATTTCTATTTGCAATGCATTGCTAAGAGCATTGTACTCTTTTCTTTTTTGCTTAAAAATATTTAAAGCCATGTCATTATCGCCAAGTATTTTATTAAACCTTCTTATTCTATTAACATCAGATAAAAACATTTCTTCAGTCATATGCTCTAAAGTTGCTTTATAATTAATTTCAGCAATAACTTTGCTGCCAGCAGGCGCATCTGAATTAAAAGCAACTTGCAAATTATTAAGAGACTGAAATCTCAAATCAGATTTTTGATTAGCTTGAACTCTTGGTTTTTCTAAAGTTAAAACTTCATCATTAATTATAATTGGATCAAATCCACCAAAGTCATTTATATATCCTACTTCATACATAGGTTGACCTTGATTAAATGCAGAAACCACAGGCTTATAACTTAACTCTATATTTAAAGCTTGCAGCCCTCTTCTTAACCTGTCTCTATCACTTAGCTTTTCACTAGCTCCAACGCCGCTAGTAAACTCTTCAACAATAGCTTTTGATGTAAGTAAAAGATTGCCACCAATAATATTTGCAAAACCAGCAGCTGCTGAATCTAATGCAGTGCCACCTTTTAAAAGATCGTTAAACAAACCAGAATCAGCAATAAGATTAGTTACCTCTTCTCTATTGGCGATAATTTCAGAATCAAAGAAAAAATTATTTCTAGCATATACAGTGCTGTCACCAATATAAGATCCAATAACATTAGGATCTGTTTTCATATTTGATGTGTAGCTATCTATTGTAGAAGATATTAAATCTTCAGTAATTACATTGCCCCTTACTCTCTGCATCCGAAGCATTGCTAATATTTCTTTTTTATAATTACCACTCATTGGGTAAGTGTCTAATACTCTATTAATGCTTGCACTCTTAGACAAATCAAGATCTGCCTTAATATCATTATCAACATTTCCATCGTAGTTTCTAAACTCAAGAGCAATAGATAATGGCTCTACTCCTTCTGCTCGAGCAGACTGGTTTATTGCAGAATATACTGCATATGTTTCTGGGCTAAGATTTTTACGCATTATATCTAAGTCAGTGCGTCGACCATCTTCGGTAGTAGCTTCAAGATTAGAGAATTTATCAAATACTTGAATTGCATTATTTAAAACATCTTCACTGTTTGAAGTAAGGGCAGATTGCATAGCTATTTTAGCAGATGGAAGTACAACGCCTTGATTAAGAGCGTCTACAATTTGAGGAAACTCAAGCATATTACCAGCGGTTACAACCTCATCTTTAAATAAATAAGAATCATACTCTGCTAAATCATTAGGGCTAGCAGTAGAAATATTGCTTTGAATAGCATCCATCTTCATGCCAGTAATATATCTATTATTTTGCTCTGTAACTGCTTGTAGTTTTCTATCTAAATAAGCAGAAGTGCTTGAAGCATCAAACTTGTAAGCCTCCCTAAGCAAATCGTAAGCTTCTTTAGCATTACCTTTTAAATCTGTTTTTTCTTGAGTTACAGCATTTTTTAAGTTTTGAATATCTGTCTTGCTTAACTTTATTCTGTCTACTCTTATTCTAGATTGTTCAGCAAAGTTTTGCCTAGCAAGTCCTATTAAAGTTTGCTGCTTTACTTCATCTAAAGTAGAACTCTCTATGTTTGATAAGGCAGACTGAAAGCTTGCATTTAAATCAGTAGCGTTTTGAAAATCAATTAGACTTTGACGTAATCTGTTATCTTCTTGTAAGTCAGCTTTACTCTCCATCCGAGATAAAGTCGCTCGTCTTTCGCTAATCTCAGTTGCAAGATTAGATCTCTGCTCTTGAGTCATTCCTTGTATTTGTTTTGCTACAGACTTACCTTGATTACCGCCAATCAGATCAGCTATTGCTTGATAATCTGGTGAGGATTCATCTAAAAGAGCCTCAGAAATAATGTCTATATCAGATGCTTTTTTTCCAGCTGCGTCTAAGTTTTTTTCTACCCATTTTGCTAGCAACTCTGACATTACTTCTTTTTGAACAGACTCGTCTTCGATTTTTAAACCTATGCCATCTATATCTTTTACCGATGTCGAGGCGCTTATAGTTGGACCTACTTCAGATAGAATACTATTAGTCTCATTCTCTACATATTCATCAGCAATAGAAGCAAAAGAATCTAAGCCAGCAAGCAAAGTGGGTATGCTTGTTGTTGTTTTAGCTTCTAAAGCTAAAGTTTCTAAATTATTACTACCTATCTTATTAGCCAAGCTACTCATAATATTTGGTTTAGTAAGGCCAAGCTTAAACAAAGATTGATCTGAAGGTGACAGCGTAGAGTATATATCTATAAGATTATTGTTAGCATATAACCCTTCAAGCCCATCAATGCGATCATTGGCTGATCTCCATTGTTTAAATGTCATGCTGTCTGTAACTTTTAAATCTAAATATCTAGAGCGAAGAGAGTTCGCTAAGCTTGTTATGTCTTCATTAGATGCACCAGCCCCAATAAGATTAACCAGCTTTTTTTCGTCAAGATAACCAGCCATTAACTGCTGATTTATTAATGCTTTCTTTGCTGCTTCAGCCTGTTTTTTTGCTAAAGACGCATATGTACTAGCTACATATTCTTTCCCAGCTTCCTCAATATATCTACTATAAGGAGTTGCTTCACCTTCTGAGTTATACATTTCTTGTATGTAATTACTTATACGAGATTTATATTGATCTGCACTTGAAGAGCTAGACGCAAACTCTGAACCTTTAGCAGCAAACTCACTAAGAATAGATTCTTCAAACCTGCGATCAATCATGTTTTGATATGATCTAGAAGCAATAGTTCCAAATGAAGCAGGCGGCGTGTAAGCCACAGGCATATTAGTAGTAGGATCAATAGCAATTATTTTATCAGATGGTTGGGATTGAGCAGCTTTTTTACCAGCAGCCTCTGCATTTTGAGCAGCTTCTCTATATGCAAGTTGAGAAATCCTTGAAGCTGCGTTACTAATAGCTTCACCTACTTGAGCGCCACCAGCATCTGCACGAACAACTCCAACGGGCTGATTGAATATCTGTGTCTTTTGTCTAATAACAGCCATTAAGTTTTCACCGTTTTGTATTGATAAATACCCTGAGAAACAGTGCCAACAGCGCTAAACAAAGACGCAGTTAAAGCATTGTCTCCACGCCTTCTTTCAGCCATAGCCCCTGATTTAGACCTCATGTTTTGAAACTGAATTTGTTCATCTATGCGACTAGTGTCTTGAGCAATAATTTCTTTTTGCCTATCTAAGAATGCTTGAACACTTCTATCAGAGCCAACATCACGACCAGCAGCAGCAAATGCAGCTATATTAGCTGACGTTGCTAAGTCATACTCTTCTTTTCTAGCCCTAGACATTTGCATAGCTTGCGTTTTGTTTAAGGCTTGATCTGTTTTGATTTGAAAAGCATTTAGCTTAGATGATTCTTGTTGGGCTTTTCCAGCAGAAATTTGACCAAATACATTTAATGCACTTGATGCAATCATAGCCATTGTCATTGGTTCCATTAAACTATTAACTCCGCTACTATTCCATTAATCTGTAAGCCTAGTGGCTTGTCTTGCTCAATAGTTATCTGTGGATTCCTATTGTACCCCAAAGTCTTTACTTCCTTTTTGCCAGTAAAGCTTGAAGCAATAACATCGTTTGAGTTTACCTTCATTGAATCTGTAGACTTAACGTCAACAATAATGTTGGTAATGCCCCTTGAGGTTCCAGTCGAAGGCCCATTGCCCATGTTTGCATCTATTGGATTGCTTATTAATTGTGTTGTAAACTTTTTACCTACATGAATAATATTATATCCAGAAGAAGAATATGCTGATAAGTCAATTCTATTTGCAACTCCACTAACATCTTGAACAGTAAAATCACCTAAGTTTATAATTTCGAGAGTGCCGCTAACAACAGCATTAACTGTTACTACATCTCCATTTGTATATAAGGGGCCAACTGTTAACGCAGAAGAAAAAGCATATGCTGTAGCAAAATCTAAATTAGGCATAGAAAAATTACAAAGTTGCAGCTTGTTTTCAGAATCATAAACATTTGCATAAAGCTGATCGCCTATAGCAATAACAGATCCAAATCTTCCATTTACAGTCACCCTAGTCCAAGCTGCTTTTTTCTCAGCCCTATTAGATGTAAATAAAGCTAAGTCACCATTGCTTAAAGTAAATGCTGCATAAGAATCAGGAAGGTCAGAAAGGCCATGAGAAACGGTAAGGTACTTAGGATTATCTATAAGATGAGATGCTAATGTAGATATAGTAGAAGCTGTATAGGCATCTTCTGAATCTGAATATAAATACTCCCTAACATTCTTTCCATTTTTTTGAACAAAAACAGTAGCACCATCTATAGAGGCAGGAGTAACAAAGCTAGTACCATATGGTGTTTGCATTCTTATCTGAGCGTTAGTCGGAGTAATCGCTTGGTTTAAGTAAGTGGGAACATATAGCTCACCAGTAGCGGTAAACACTTGAAGATCACGATTAGAAATCATGTATCTTATTTCGTGAGAGTTACCAGTCGCAGCAACCAAGTTAATTGAATCATCATCAGCAGCTTCACCTACATCAAAGTTAAAGAAGCTACCAATCTTACTCATCCATATTGTATCAGGTTCAGATAACGTGCCGCCAAAGCACAGTCTGTTTTCATGAAATACAACAGCAGCAGGGTATCCTCTTACAGCAGAGAATGATTGCTCATCCCATGTTGTTGTTGGAGCATGGCAAGATATAGACACATGCCCACCACCATCCTCACTACTAGATGCAGAACCACCAGCCTGATAGGTGTAGGTATTATCATCTATTATTTCTCTAACCTGATCTGTAACATTTAAATTACCACTATTAATACCGCCTGTTGCAGAAGCATCTTCTACTGTAATTACATCACCTACATTAAGGCCATGATTAATCTGAGTAACCTCAACTGTGCTTGAGCCATCTCTTGTTCTAAGAGGATTTAAAACAGACAAGCGCGCAGAAAGTGTGTCAACAACAGTGCCAGCTATTGTTGCTGCATCTGTTACTGCTGTAATTTCTATTTCCTGTTCATGATATCTAATTATTGTACCAACATGGCCTGATGAGAAATAAGCTGGACTGCCTTTAACTCCAGTATCTATTCTATAACCTCCCGTAGCAGAGGTTGTAGTAATACTGGTAACTGTTTTAAAGTACTTTGTTGAAGTTACTGCTGAGTTGCCAGTTGTATTAATGACCTCACTAATAGATGTTCCGCTTATATTAGTGCCATTGATTGTATGTGTCCTTGAAGCAATTGTAGAAGGCGTAATTACTATTTGCCTTGCTTCTGGAAATATTCCAGTTTTTCCAAACTCTCCAACTGCTGAAGTGCTAGGCGTCCAAGGCGTATATGAAATTCCTGTGTCAAGTACTGCTGCGGTGACATTGTAATAAACAAAGGCTGTAATTGATCCGCTTATTGCGCTTGGGTCAAGCAAAAGGCTAGAGCTTTGGAATCTTGAGTATGGTTGATAAGTAACCTTATTATCTGCACGCGCATCAAATGAATAAGTATCTATTTCAAAAGAAGTAAGGCTTGTTCTAATAAGCATTCTAGGTGCAAACAAAGGATGCGATATAAACATTACATCGCCATACTGAGCAACAGTATATTCTTGCAAATAGTCTTCATCAAAAGGAAGTGCTGCTCCATCAACATCCTGAGTTAATGTTGAGCGAAGTGTTAAGTTATTATTACTCTTCTGAAAACATCTTACTTTTTGATGCTCAACAGAAATAATATATTCTTCATTTGAATCAAAAACAAATTTAAACAAATGTGATTGCTCGTGAGCAGAATCATACGTTAAAGAATAAGTATATTCATGCTCTAAACCTTTACGTTTTATTACAGCGCCCTCAGGTGTAACAAGAAGGTTTTCTAATCGTTGGGCAGACTGATTATAAACAGGTGAATCCGTTCTCATTATTAATGAGTCACTGATTTCTCCATACTGAAAGCTGTTAATTGGAACTCTTACTTTCTGCATTAACTGCGCCTTTCAGCAATAAACCTCGATGTTGTTAGCTTGCGCGTTGTTTGCTGCTGAGAATCAATGTTCCTAGCTTTCATAAACAATGCCGCAGCTTTCTGCTCCATTAACTGAGCAAGCTGTGCATCCCTAGCTAAAGAGATTGCAAAGGAACCAGCAAGAGTAAACTCAATTGCTGTAGTAAAATAAGAAGGCCAGCTAGATTCGGGCGCTCTCTCAACATAATCCAAGACAACAGTATCGCTTGCATCCGCGTCACAGAATATTTTATTGCCGTAGATGTCGTATTTAATTAGTGCATCATTAATCGTTGCACCTATTACCGTAACGCAAGATGCTGGAATGTGATAAGACCCTGAGAACCTACCCTTGGGAGCGGTTGCTAAGCGTGTAAGATCTATTTGAGTTGTGGCAAAGCGCCAACGAAAAGAAGCAAATGAAGTCTGAACAATGTCTTCATATAAAGCATTAGCTACTTTTGCTTCAGATGTACTAGCTGCAAAGTCGGTAATCCCGTCAGCACCAATAAGATATAATGCATTACTTGCAACTTCTAGTGATGAATCAGCTACTCTTGGCATGTTGGTTTGGGGGCCGAAGCCCCCACTCCTTTAGCTGTCAGTTGCGCTAATTGTATTACCATCAACAACGTCAACCGCAGTGGTTGCAACGCCGTTAAAGTAAGTCAATGTAGCTACTGGTGTGCCGCCTGATGCAGAAATAACGAAAATAACATCGTTAATATTTAGCATCGGGTGAGCATCTTCAAAGTAATCTTCTGCACGAACAACAGAAAAAGCATCTGTTGTAGTATAGTGCCACAAAGAAACACCAGAAGCACCACTCAAACGAGTAAGGTTTGCTGAATTATAAGCCATGATTAATCCTCTTAGTTATTATCAAGGACTTCATAGATACCATCGCTATCAATAACGACAGCACCCATAGACATCATTGATGTGGCAAGGTGTGAGACTTTTTCCGCAATATAGTTTACCTCAGTTTGAACATCAGCATTTACGCCAAGCCCTACTGAAGATGTATGGTACGAAAAGTTTTTACCACCAGCTACAGCAGACGTTGAAAAGATCTTGAATCCCAAGAACTCTTTCATTGTCATACCGCCAGCAAACGGCAGGTTCTGAGGGCCAACGTAATCAGAAGAAGCAAACTCGTTAATGTTAAACAAGTCAGCAAAACCAGAAGGAGACATAGCTAAATAGCGTTGCCCGTCCTCTGGAACGTCAGCATTTCCAAGGGTTTCAAACAATGACAACAAGTCAGCTTTGCTTACTGCGCTGCCAGTTGCACCAATCTGAGTTGCATTGGCACCAGCATCCATTGCTGTGATTAAGATTTCATCAGTCTTACGACCGAGTGCAGCAGCAGCAGATTGCGCTACAGCTTGACGCTCGTTGATGTTAATCTTTAATTCATCAAGCTTGTCCATGTACTCTGAGGCATAGAAGTCAGCCATTGTTACTTCGACATTGGTGTGCGCCAACTCCATTGGAGTTACATTACCGTTGCGAGATTTAGTAGTTGCAGTGCCTTTTCCTATTACTTGGAAACGAGCAGTTGAACCTGTGACATTTGTCGTACGCACAGTGTTCCGTAACTTGGAACCCATACGCTGATACGCCATATGTACTTCAGTTTCAAACTGCTTGATAAAGGCTTGATCAATAGTATTAGCCATTTTTACAGTCCTATTAGAAGTTTCAGTTAATCACAGGTATCCGCTTTTCTATCTCAGCGAGGGTATCCTTACGGGCCTCTCAATGTATTACGGGCTGTCGTGGTTCATCATAAACACAATTTTGATCTAAATTGCAACGAACAAATTCAACATACTTATTTCCGTTCTGAGTAGACACACCAACAGGATCAAAGCCTAGCCACGTTGCCCAGCTTACCATGCCTTCATAATCAGCAAGAATTGTCATAGACATATGCGATTGGCTTTGATCAAAAAACTCTACTAGCATTTTTGATCCACGCGCTAGCATAGTAAAGTTTTCCCTTATTTTACTAGAGAACATAGCAAACATTTGAGGCCAGTCCTGATCTTCGCAGAACCAAAGACCGCCAACAAACAAAAGCTCACCCCCATCTTTACGACAGACATAAGCCTCAGATGTTTTGCTCATTACTTCTAGTGCAGTCCTTACATCGCAGTATCCAAGTAATTTTATTTCTCTGCGATTTTCTTTTGAAAGAACTCTTTCAAGCTCATCAATGTGAAAAGATCTAAGGGGAGTCAAATAATAACTCCCCCTTTTTATAATCTTAACTTCTGTGAAGTCGTTGCCAGCCATCGTCTATCTGCTTTATATAGTTTGGATCTCTACTCTTAGGCTCCCAATACCTTGGGTCTTTCATTAATTCCTTTAATCCAGTTTCCGTAAGAGAGGGAGATGGGCTAGTATTCCCAGCAAAATTACCATCTTTCATTTTTTCCATAATGGTTTCTAAAGCTATAATGCCTTCGTGAGATTCGCACATACGCTCAATAGCTGGCAGTGCATCTTCTGGAAAAAACTTATTAGCAAACATAGACGCAGCTTCAATTCTTGTGCTAGCATTATCACCAAGCTTTGCTGACTCAGCTTCTATATCTGGCTGGCTTCCATTAATTGCCTGAGCATACATCTCTATGCCCTTTTGAAACTCTTCCTGACCATAGCCATTTTCAAAAGAATGCTCAGACCACCATTGCAAAAGATCATTGTCAACAGCAAGATCATCGTCAACAATATCTGGGAGTTGATAATCACCAGCAGTTTCTGGTCTATCAGCAAAAGCTTCTGTTTTTATTTCTTCAAGCAAAGCCTCTCGTATTTCCTCATCCTTGCCGCCAAGCTTAGATTCAAGTTCCTTATACGCCTTTGCTAGATCTTCACCTGTTTTATATTTCTCAGGCAACCACTCTGGACGGTCAGGCGCAGCCGCCTGATCTACATCCTCTTGGGTTACAAAGTCACGGCCATCCGCTTCTGCCGCTTCAATTGCTGCTTCATCATTCATTTGTCTTTACTCCTATGTGCATGTGATATGCGCTGCTCAAGAAGGCCAACAATATATCGCTGCCCCTCTATATGCCTTAGCTCTTCTGTAGATACGTTAGGCCCATTAACCATCTCAATAGTTACAGACCTGAGATATTGAAGCACAGCCTTTCCAGTAGGGCTGTTAAATATCTGAGCTATGTTCTTGCTTATTTCAACGTCTCTATCTATGTGACGCTGTATTCCGTCTATGCCAATATTAGCCTTCGTCGCCAACTTGCATTCCTTGTTGCTGTTGAGCCATTTGCTGTTGAGCCATTTGCTGCGCAACCGCAGCTATTTGTCTACGCTGTTCTTCATCACGAATCAAGCTCTCTGGTACACCAAACTTTTTAGATAAGAATATAGCAGTCTTCTCTGAGTCAATTAACATCTGCATCATCTCAGGGCCAAAAGCTCCACCAACAAGCTCTAAGAAACGTGCAACACTTGAAATGTCCTCATTTGCTTGCGCTTGAGCAAGCGGAGATACAGAACGCACTTTAACTTCCCTACCATTTACTGTAGGTACTTCTATGCGGCCCTGCTTCTTTAGGATGTAAATTACACGCTGAAGTACGGGCTGCACGAGTTCTGCTTGCAATCTGCCAAATGAAGAACCCATCCTTCTGGATAAGTCAGCCATTCTTTCAGCAACCTCAGTCGCAGTCGCAGGAGTTTTGTTAGGATCAGCAAGCATATCCATGAACAAAGCTTTGCGAATATTAAGGCGCATATCATTAAGAACAAGCTGCGCTACATCAAAACGACCCGCTGCTTGTATAGGCTGAAGCCCAGCAGAACCCATAGCCTTTGGTATAATAGTCCCTGGGACTAAATTAATCGTATCAACATTAACTACACCATCATCTTCCATCTGATATATACCAGAGATAGACATCTGAGCATTCTCAAGAATAAGCTCAATGGTTAAGTTGGTGGTCTTAATGGCAGATAAAGCATTAAGAATAGGCCCACGACCATACACTTCACCAGAACACTTAGACCATCTAAAACAAATAAAAGGATTAGACCCTACGCCCTTCATTTGTTTTTCGTATAGCGTTGTTTTGGTACTCATGCAGAATGCATAGTGATAGTAAGCTTCTTCGTTTCGCTTACTGTAGTCGCGGCATACAAGTTCAAGAACAGTAGTTTCTCTGTCCTTGCCCATTTGCTGCTCAACTTTTGGATCAAACTTACCATCAGGAAAAAGAATCCGTAGTTCATCAAAGGGAATCTTTTTGCGCTCTCTAAATACATGGTCAATCTTATCGTCTGGCCCAGTATCAAGTACGACATGTGGAAGGGGTATTGCTGTAAAGTTTACTGGATTGATTGAATCCCCCTCTTCAACGCACAAGACACCAGTACCAACAGCCAAGTCCATAAAGGATTCATGAACTTCTTGACTGAAATTAGAGTTCTGCAATACCTCGAATACATATTCAGTAACTTCATCTAGCTCGTTATCAATTGCTTCGCGCTGATCTTTTGGCACTTCGCTGCCAGACACAAGATCAGCCCATCTAGCAAAGTTAGGCACAATGCCAGACTGCAATCTGCTAGCAAACTCTTGAACACCAACTACTGCCGTTTCATCAAAGATCTTTTCATCTCTGCGCTGTCCAGCCTCTTCATAATAAAACGACTCACGTTGAGGCAGAGCGTATTCATAACACTCCTCAAAGAGAGGAACCCAGTTTTCCCGAAAGGCTTTTGCCTTCTGGTACTTCTTTAGTTTTTGCTCTGCCAATGTATTCATGAGTTAAACCGCCCTAAGAATCCAGCGCCACCAGCGCGAAACAAAGATCTGCGACCGCTACCACCGCGCATACCGCCCTGTTGCGTTTTTGCAGATAAAGCTTCGCTAATATCTTCGCGTTTACTTTCTGCTCGTTTTTCTATTTCTTCGCGCTTAGCAATCTCTGCTGCAACCCTTTGATCTGCTGCTGCTTGCTTTTCTTCCCCAGAAGGCCCACTTGGAAAACACATAGCTATCCCCTACATTCTAGACCAAACGCCAGCGGATCTGCGTGCGCGTGGGCCTTTGTTAAACACATCAAAGTTTCTTTTAGCTACTACAGGCTTAGACGGTTTCTGATTATTCATCAAGGCTCGTCCTTCGCCAGCACCTAACAAGAGGTATTGAAGCGCATCATGAATATGCGAATACATGTTTTTATCTGGTTTGTCAGCATATCTTTCACCAGACACTTCCATTCGCTTATACTGATAGCCACCTTCAAAGCCCTTAATAAGCTGTGGGCAGCGCCTATCAATTAAAAATGCTGGCTTACCTTCGGTCATCTTGTTCAGCTGGGAGGAGACTGATTCAAGACGTAGGTCAACAGAGTTGGAGGGCGCTGGAAACGCCTTCAAGCCAGCACCGCGCAGAATATGAAAAGGAGTCGATTCATCAGTCTGCGCTCTAAAGTCTCCCGCTGGATCGCCATAGATATACACATCAGAACATTCTGAAAACCTTGTGGCTATTTCCTGTCGCAGTACCTCGGCAAATCTTACAATGCCCATATCGAATGCAACGACTTCAGCTTGGATTAGCCATCTTCCCCTTACCTTTTGCCCTAGCACGGCGGCGGGGGTTAGGCCAAAGTCTAAGCCGACATAAAGGGGCAACGAAGCGGCAATGGCGATTTCTTCTTTTGCAACATGCGTGTCTGATGCGAACATTGGGTATATAGGTTTGCCATCTTGAATGGTTCCAAGCTGGTTCATTACATAAACATCTATCCAACTTTTTGTCTTACCTTGAATTAAATTAGGGTAATAAGACTTCAACATATGCTTTGTGTTCTCAGCCTTAGCGTTTGGAACGTAACTTTCTACTTCACCTTCTTCATTCTTCTGCGCCACCATCCCAGAGGGCTGCGTATAGAAAGACCAGTTGTCTGGTTTAACCAGCATCTTAGCTTGCTCACGCGGTATATGATCTGGGATTGGAACCTCTCCAGCCATAATGGGCCACCAATGATCTTCTTCAGGGGCGTTGGTATCGGCAATAACGCCAGTCCAACTAGGGCCACCATCACGCATAGAAGGAAACCGCCCAACACGCATCGTACAGGCATCAATAATACTTTTAGGAATCTCTCGGGCCTCGTTAATCCAGATGCCAGTAAGTTCCAAAGATAAGAGTTTCTTAACATCTTCTGGCCTATCAAGTGCAAGGAAAATAACCTCAAGGTCTATGTCTCCTTTTTTAATGCGGTGAGTGTACGGAACAGACCAAGTAAATCTACCCCAGTCGCTTTCGGGAAACCAATCAAGCCAAGTCTTAATAGTGGTAGTTCTTAGCTGTGGATTGGTATTACGAATAATAGCCCAACGGCTTTTGCGTATACCGCCCTCTGATTTCTTTTGAGAAAGCGCGCGGCGAAATACTTCAACACAGCAACCAACAGATTTACCAGAACCAACTGGGCCTCTTACGCCACGAAAGAAAGTATCGTCTTTCATAAAAGCCTTGAGTACGTCACCATCTGGTTTGTACTTAAAGTCAGTCATCTAAGCCCCTTGTTGACTCCAAAACGAATCATGTTTTCCACAACCTCAGGCGCAATGCTGTCTATAAGCTGATCGCATTTATAATCATCAACAAATGATTCGCCCAGCTTATCAACTACATGAGCAAAGTGAACCTTGCGTACTATCTTACGCAGCATACTAATCTCTTCTGGCTTTAGCGTAGAAGTAAAACTCATGTTCTGTACTGCCTTACTTTGCTGGCAATAGCTTTCGGTTGAGCCACATGCTGCTTACCTGCTGCCTTACCCTTTCGTTTAGCTGCGGTTGTAGCTGCATATTCAGAATCACTAAGAGCAGCGATAGCCTTAGAAGGTAAGTAGCGCTCACCAGTATCACTAGACTTCTTGCCAGACTTAGTGCGCCACTTCTGCTTGCCCCAACTTAATAATGATTTCTGCGGAGCCTTCATTAGTTGGTCTTAGGTTTGTACAAGGTACGCTTAGAATATTCTTGAGGCATCATCATTCTGCCACCAGCACCGCCGCTTTTACCAGACATTTTTGAAATCATACGATTAATTGCTTTAAGCCTAACTCGCATGTTCTTTTCTTTTTTTTCTGATGCTTTCTTTTCCGCTGCACTAGGCTCAAAGCTAATAGGATGATCTTCAGGATTAAGCTCCTGAAACATCATTTCATCCGCTATATTAACGTCTAACTTATCGCGCTCTTTTTTTAAGCTAGAAACAGTCACACGATTCTTTGCATTAGTGTTGCGAATAACTTTTGTCTTACGGGCCATTATGTATATCCTCCACCAGCGGCCTTGTACCGCTTTGCTAAAAGTTGCGCTTTCCTTGCCGACCACTTGCCAGCAGCAGTTCCTTGAACATTTGCAGCCTTTATTCTGTTGAACAAAGACTTCCGCATTTTAGGCTTGGTATAATTATTAGCAGCATTAACAGCCATGTTTATTTCCTTAACAAACTAGCTTTTTTCATAGGCTTCTTTTCCCTTAACTTATCAACAGACTTTAAGGGAGAGTGCCACTTTTCTATTAAGCCTTGCGCCGCTTGCATTTCTTGCCTTGAGGAATCTTCGCTCAAAGAATCTTTAACAGAGCCAATACGATTAACGGCCTCCATCGTAGGCTTTAAATTATACTTGCGAAGAAAAGCAGAATACTGGCCTTTCTTGTCTGGGTCTAATGAGTAAACTCCGTATCCCTTGCTAAATTGCCTTTCAACAAGTAAGAGCTTTTTTTTCATTTCAGAAACTGAACTAGCCATTACATATGCTTCCCTTCTTTATCCCACTTAGCCTCAATAGACTCAAGCTGCTTTAATAAGCTCTTATATCTAGGATGCTTATCCCTAATGTACTTAACTGCATTGCCAGTAACATTAATATATCTACGCTTCATCTTGTCTGACATCGAGGCATCAGGTTCGTCACGCTCAACGTCAGGAACCATCTCCTCGAACTTAGCCATCTCCTTAGAAAGCCGATCATAACGCTGCTCTACAGTTTCAGCCACTACTTCTTCTTTCCACTTGGCTTCTGCTTGGGAGGACGCCCAACCTTAGATCCATAAGTTCCTTTACCCTTTGGCATTAGTAACCTCCTGTGTCAGTGGGCATCAGCAAAGAACGAGCCTGATAACCCTTTCGCTTTACATCCTCTAGCTTGGGCTTATCCCTCTTAGTTTTGTCTATAGCCAAAGAAGGTAACTCACCAAACTCAGGCTTCTGCTTATCATATAATTGCTGGGCGCTAGGCCCACTATTCCCAAAACACATTACGCAGAACTCCTATTGTTTCTTACATACCGACGAGCAGCCTCAACAGAACCAAAGCCCCACTTCTTTAATGCTAAAGCCTTGCGAGTCGGCTTACCCTTCTCATCCTTCATCGGCCCCTTCATGCCAGCAAACCGAGCAGCAAAAGAAACCTTCCGCGACTTCTCTCTTTTACTCTTAGGCTTACCCTGAACAGGTGGCCTTAAATTAGCACCCTCAGTTCGCTCAAAATAACGCCGACCAGAAGCAGTCAAACCACCAGTCTTACTTTTGTGCTCTTCGCGCATAACCCTTACTCTTCAATAAAAGCTTCGCCTTGGAATTAGACTTCCGAATAGGCATCTTCTCAGGCTTCTTAGAATATCTCATTTCTCACCCTTAACAGATAAAATATTTTTTGAGAACCTTTTTTAAGAAAAATGTGAGTAGGGGATCAGTAACATAGCGTGAGCATAGAGTTTTTCCCCCCACCCCCTACCCCAGATCAATTGAGACTTTAATGTCCCCCGCCACTTGCACCTGAGAACGATCAATGGGCTTGTACCCAGCACGATCCAACAAATCCTTACTAGCCTCAAGCTGAACATACTCAGACTTAGCACCACTGGACAGCCTACGAACCGTGTTAACAGCTACAGTAGCACTCAATCCAAACTCTTCATTCATCCGTTGCATCATGTACTGCTGCACGTGTGCTGTCTTTAACGCCTTGTAAGCAGAGACATATCCAGACTTGCCCTTAGCATATCCAGCTTCAACAGCGGCTTTAGCTGGTGGTAGTCCTTTTGATACCATTATATCCACCAGCGCAGCCTGTTTATCAGTTAACTTCTTAGCAGGAACCATATCAATCCTTCTTCTATGCAGTGACTAACCTATAGCTAACTGCTGTCCTCTGTGTTTGCTAGAAGCAGTAAGCTATCATAAAGAAGGATTGTATAAACACTTGGGCTTATATCTCATTCACTAGCCCCCCTCTCCCTCTCTCCCCCCATTACGACACCATTTCTTATAGGGCTGTCAATAGTGACGTAACGTAACTATACTAATTACCCTACGTCACACCTGATTATTACAGTTGACAGGGTGGCAATGACCTTTGCTGCGATACAGTAGTACAACCATCTTAGTCAGTCTCTCCATGTCTTTTCTCAGCTTGCGGTAGGGTCATTGCAAGAAGAGTTGCATGACACTTATTATCTGTCTGTTGAGTCATGCAACAATCGCTTCTGCGGCGTCATTGCAGTCACAGACCCTGCCTATGATTACTTCACAGCTGCCACTTTGCTTTGGCAAAGCTGGCTTGCTGCTTATAATCACAGGAGGCTCTTGTATGTCTGCATGACACCTTATTAGCGATGCATCTCTCCCTCACACACAATCTATGAATTATAACTTCCAGTTGGGCCACCGTATTTCATCTGAGTCAATGATGACATGGACGCTGCATCAGACAAGCTGACGCTGCATCCATATCACCAGCAAAGCTGGCGCTTACGCGTCTTTGACACAGTTGAAATTCTTATGGCGTCTAATCTGTATACATAGAAGACTGTGTATGAACGATAGATATAGGAGAATATAACATGACTATCGCTACTTTGATAAACGAACTAAGCTTTGAATTTGACCGCTTTGATTATGAGACAAAAGACTTCTTGCCGCATGACGAGATGAGCTTTGCCCGCAAGGTACTCATGGAGAAGATGCTCGACGGATTGTTCTTCTTACGATACGGCGGAAAGAACGGCGTTGATTCAGAAGTCAACGCTAATAACAAGAAGAACCGTTACGAAGCAGATCGTAAGTTGTTCGATGGGACTGAGATTAGTACGCAGCGGATACGCGGATCATTTGGAGCCGCACAAGCAGCACAGTACAAACACGAACAACTTGACGATATGTATAAGGATATGCAGATGGCATGGTTTGATGCGAATGGCGAATGGTATACACCATATGGCGCACCTGTTGGATATTCATACGGAACACAGAACGTAACTCAACAGGAGGTAGACATCCCGCAAGAGTTGCTAGACATGGATGCAGAAATGGGCATCAACGTTGAGGTTGCTAATGACCTAATTGAACCGTCGAAGAAGAAGAAAGCTTAACAGAAGGGGGCATTAGCCCCCTTTTTTATTTTGCTAAGGTCACTTCTAGAAGGCACGCTAAGAGGGGTGAGTGTGTGCAACATCAAGCCGCATGTAATCACCAGCAAAATCAAACTTAAAAAAGGAAAACCAAATGTTAAAAACAGTTTGGATTGCATTCGTTGCATTCAGTTCACCAGAAGATTGCGACCAGTTTATAGAAAACAATTCGTCACTTGTTCATGGTGAAATACAATGCGTCATTCATAAACATGAGGTGCCGGCAATAAGACCAAAACGAAAACCAAAGTGACGTAAGGTAACTAATGACTTTAACTATTGTCGCTGCAATAATGCAGTACATAACCCACGGAGAACTAACATGAGACTCAACTACATTGACTACGCAGATCTACCTTTATCTGTAATGTTTACTAAAGGTGACATCGATACGATCCATAAGTTTCTTAAAGATAACACAAGTGCAATTGCTAATTGCACCACACCACATGCAATGGAACAAATTGCAGTTTGCTTTGCAGATATACATGCAAAACTAGAGGAGGTATAACATGAAACATTTCTCAATGAGTGACTTCAACTTTCCAGTTGAACAACAACCAATCCACGATCAGCTTGGCAATATCATTGCAGGTCATCAAGCTGTTGTGCGTACTGACACCGATCAGGTGTTAGGAGTACACGGATCACGCTACAAGATTGTATCACACGATGATGTAGTCAACTCAGTTCTCGACGGAGTAAAGTCAGCAGATCTATCAGCTGATTATGAAGTAAGCGTCGATGTACTTGAGGACGGTCGCAAGCTAAGAGGTGAGATACTATTTAATAATCTTACTGTTGAACCAGCAGTCGGTGACTACGTTAAGTTCCGAGTTAGCTTCTTCAATAGCTACGATGCATCTTGGTCTTTCTCTCAGCAAGCCAATGGCTTACGGCTATGGTGTCTCAATGGTTGCACTACACCTGACACAGTAGCGCGTAGTAGATACAAGCACACTGCATCCATCAACGTCGAAGGTGCAGCAGCCAAGGTAGTCAATGGACTTGAGCACTTTCAATCTCGCAAGGATATCTGGCAAAGCTGGATGCAAACCAAGCTAGAGCAACCACAGATCGAAAACTTCTTTAAGAAGACCGTCTGCAAAGCATTCACACGTCAGCAGTCAGTCACCAAGACCAACGAAAAGCAACTAAACAACTTATTATATATTTGGAGCGACGAGCGCAGCAGCCTCGGCTCCAATAAGTGGGCGCTATACAACTGCCTTACTTACTGGGCTACGCATACACAAGATCTGCGTAAGCCTGAGATTGCCAAGTACAATCGTGAACTACAGATTGCTAGCGCAATGAAGTCAAAACAATGGAACGATATGGTATAAGGAGAATCACCATGAATATCTACAAAAGACCAAATATAAACTATGAACTAACTTTAATCACGCCAGAAAAAGCTAGCAAGTTGCTAGCAATCAACAGTAAAAATCGGCGGATCAATAAAACTAAAGTTGCTCAGTATTCAAGAGACTTAATAAACGGTGACTTTGAATACAATGGTCATACAATATGTACATCTAATACAAATATATTGTTAGATGGTCAGCAAAGATTAACTGCTTGCGTTGAGACTGGCGTTTCCTTTTGGACAATTATTGTTGGGGGATTAGCTGAGCAATGTATGGTTACTATAGATAGTGGTCGAACTAGATCTTACTCTGATAGACTTAAAATAAGAGGCTTTGAAAATTATACTGGTCTTGCTGCAACTATTACTCATTTATGTTTAATAGCAATGAATCATCCAAAGCATGCTGGATTCACGGCATCACAAATGGATGGTGTTTTAGAAAGACACGGAGCAGTAATAGAAAGTGTTAAATATGCTGCATCAACCTTTACAAGATGTGATCCATTGCTAGGTGCAATACATTACATTGCAAAGCAAACAGGTTACGATAATCAAGCTGATGATTTTATTAAAACTTGGAAAGATGGGCAGATAAATTATGAAGATGATCCTATTTACTACATTAGAGAACTAATTAGTCGAGATGCCCTTCGTCAAAAGAAGATGACTACAGTTCACAAGATGCGTTTAGTAATGTTGTCTTGGAATAAATTTAAAAATTACCAGACTCTAAAAAGCGCAAAAGTCAGCAAGCATTCATATGAAATGGATGGTTGGGATTTAAATACATGTAACTTAATTCTGTAAGTAAGCGGAGAACAAGCATGAGACACGGAGAAGTATACAAAAAGAAAAGCTCTTGGTGGTACACCAAGCAAACAGAGGGCAGCCCATTGCGGCTGTCCAGTAAGTTCAAAACAAAAGCTAAAGCCTTTGCTGTAGCAGAACAAGAACTTAATGACGGACGTATCGACAACCTTCACACATGGAAAGGCAACGGGTCATATGAATCTTGTATGGCTATTTGTAAATCAAAGGAGAACCACAATGCGAATGAGTAAACAGCACTATGAATTTATTGCAGACACAATTGGGCCAATGGTAGGTTGGCCCTCTCACCTACATTCAATAGCTGATGAGCTAGAAAAAACTAACCCACGTTTTAATCGTGAGAAGTTTCTGCAACGTGCAACCAAAGCTTGGGAGGACA